CCAATTTATCCCTCAGGATCCTAAAGCGGTACTTTGGCGTCCAGACTATGGGATATTTGCAACGCCAATATACATGTGATGAACTTCTGTAAAGCCCCATGTCAGTTTGTTTCCTTTTACTTGTGGTGAGTAAGCAGAGATATTCCGACATGGGCATTCTTCAGGCTATAGCCTTACAGGATCAATCACCACCTCCCCAGGAGGTGGTTTAGGGATAACAACAAAAAAACCCGCAGTTACGCGGGCTTAGAGGTACTTTACTGCTTTTACGTACAGGCTGTTGCCAGACGCGAAATCATTCCCACTCAATTATTTACGACAACCATAACCAATTGAGTGATAACATTTTTCCAAAACCTCATTTTTCCCATACCGTTTTATATACCGTCACCGGAAATCAGTACCATGAAAAATGCCATGCTATCTGGTCAGGGTGTCGTACTGTTTTTCACAGACTCTTCCGGCTTCGGCTGCCCGGTCAGCATACTCTGCCAGTTGTCTGTTTCTCTCGAGAGATTTGCTGAGCAAGTCGGCAAGCAAAACTCCGGTGTCTGCGGCTGACGCCCCAGCGCCGACAATGGCGTTATACTGCCTGAGCTGCTCACGGATGGCAACGAGCTGTTGCTGCAACCGGCCAGCGCGAGCGGCAGCATCAAGAGCATCATTGCGCGCCTGGTCGATCCTTTGCTGAGCTTCACGTTCATTGGTAGCTTTCTCCTGTTCGTAGTGCTGACGAACTATCTCATCTTCGGCTTTGCGATCTTCCTTCGCCTGCGCATACCCGGCTTCGTACTGACGACTGCCGTATGCATTCCAGGCTACAACTCCTGATATGACCAGAACAGCAAGCATCGCCATGATAACCAACTGTTTACTGTATGCTTTTGCGAATGCCCAGATCATACCGCCAGCACCTTACTGGCAGTGATGTACCGCGCGCGTCTGTCGTCGATTCCGTTCCTGCCACCATTGATAATCAGAGTTACACGTACAATATCTCCGGTATACTTCATGCAGCCTTTACTGGAGAAGAACCACGCCGCGCTACGAGCCGCGTATTCGTCCTGCGCCAGCAGTTCAGGACTCTCCAGCAGGTCAACTTTCAGGCCGTTTCCGCAGTCACGATAGTTATTCAAACCGGTAATCTGGATAAGTCCGCGTCCTCGGTAATTCCAGCCATCACCAGGGGCATTGTTCCCCATGCGTTTGCTGTACACCAGATTTGCAATCGCGCGCTGGCGCTCTAGTGGCAATGGTGGTTCACCAGCACGGCGACCCAGTGCATTAGCCTGTCCTTGGGTGAGACGCCCAGCCCGAACGAAGTTAGCCAGTCCGGTGACGCTGTAGTTGAAATTCTCCTGCAACCGGGTGAGGCCACCAGACTCATGCCCGACCTGAGCAATAAACATTGCTTGATCTTCGGCTTTGCTGATACCAAACTCTTTCATCGCAGAAGTTATATGCGAGAACCAGCGTGCAGCAAGCACCTCGCTAATACCAGCAGCTAGCTGGAATTGTTTAATCTCCATGTTTAAATCTCGTTATTTTGAAAATCTGAACGACGTTACCGCGCGTTTTAATAACCGCAGCAAGCATGACAGCGTTGATAATGACCTCAGATAAATCCACAGCCATTGGCGTGCGTAACCAGATTGCATAAACAACACGAACTGGAATACTGGCCGCAGCAACAATCAGGAAATAAGCAATCCACCCACCCCATCTTCGGTGTTGGGATCCGTTACGCTGGAAAGTGACAACGCGAATTGCTATGCCAGTACAAATAACCGCATTGGTGATCAGCAAAAAAAGCTCATGAGTTACCATCATCTTTTCTCCCCGGAATTAACTCGCGTGGATTATCTGAACGGTGATAGAGCCATATACCAATACGCACAGCGACAATTGCTGATACAAATGCACCGGCAGAAAAGACGACTCCTTTTTCGAATGATTCCTGCGTGATTGTTGGAATCAGGCTGGCTATGCCGATAAGAATTAATGCTGCTGGCTTGTAGAAAAGAAGACCACATAGAAAACTTAGTATCGATAAAAGAACACGACGACGAACAGGATACTCTACCGCTGAGGTAACAAAAATTACCGCGCCCGCTAGTGCACCTAAAGCAACTTCTGGCGGCACACCAGCGACCACAGACATTAGCGCGCTCATGCTAAGCCCCTGATTCAGCGACCCTGTAGTTAATGTGTGCGACATAGAGACCACCGTTTAATGTGCATAAAGTCACCCCCCTTAGATGATGAGTCCATCATACACAATAAACCATATTGGGTTCAAAGAATCATAAAAATGCTCTTAACGAAATTACCTTAAAGGTGATATGATAAATAAAATGATTCATGGTAGATATATAAAATGTTCATTACTAACACTGATGTTTTTACCTTTCTTTTCTTAGCTATATCATTAATAGCGGCTATTTTTGTCAAAAAAATAATCCCATCAACCGTAATAAATGTACATAATGACACAACCTTAGAAGGTTTAAGAGGCATTGCATGCTTATTTGTATTTATAAATCATGCTTCATATAGCATTCATCACATCGGAATACAAAATTGGCAAATGATGGGTGATTCACCATATACCGGGAGAATGGGAGCTTTCGGAGTGGAGATATTTTTCTGTTTGACAGGGTACTTGTTTGCAAAAAAGATTCGCAAAGGAGATATAGACTTGTCATTTTTTGAAAAAAGAATCAGGAGGCTTGCTCCTGCATATATATTTGTATCATTTGTAGTTTTTATATATTTCGTATTTATGAACTATAATGTTATTCGTGGTTACTACGATATATCGGCTTTGATCCAACAAATTTTCGGATTCGGTTTCTTTGGGAATAGAATATCTGTAAACGGTATGGTGGATACATCATTGAATGCTGTTGTGTGGACGCTTCCTTATGAATGGAAGTTTTATGCAATAGTCCCCTTCGTAGCGGCTATTTATAAGCTAAGAAGGCCTATCCCTCTACTTATCGCATTTGGAGTAGCGACTGTTTGCATTGACTATTGGTCGAAAATGTTCTTGTGGGGGTTTTTCGTAACCGGATTCATTGCTTCATTCGTTGGTATTTTAGAAAATAGATATCTTAAGTATATCTCATATTACATAATGCTATTCCTATTTGCATATGCATTTAAGGGATCATTTGATATTCATGGTTTCCAAATGTTTGTCGTAGTATCTTTATTTTTCATAACATTTATTGCGGCAAGACCTAAGATATTCTCCATAGGAGTATTTGTTTACCTTGGAACTATAAGCTATAGCATTTATCTACTACATCAGGTAGTTACAACGGTTTTCATGAAATTAATCTCTGGGGTAATCGATCTACTTACCATAAATATGTATGAATACTTAATGGTCTGCATCATACCAATATCACTTACAATTTACTTATCATCTATTAGTTACAATAAAATAGAGAAAAAATTCATCAGATAAATAATATTGGAGGGTTACTACCTCCAATATGTTTTGACTGCACTGTTTCAGCCGTTCGAGATTTTACCAGATATCCTAAATCTTAGCGCTCCAGATTTGATGTAATTGTATGTGAGGAAAGTTCTTGTGCCATCAGATGCCACGGCATAGAACTGAATCTTTGTGAAGTCTGTAGCTCCTGTAGGAATAAATCCAATAACATCGACAGTTCCTGCTGGTAATGCATTCCCAAGCGCTGTCCTGACCTCTATCTCGCATCCTGCCCCTGGATAAAAACCAAGCCCTCTGGGAAGGGTGATTGTGATATTTCCTGTACCGCCTGTTGTTCCTGTAACATTTATACTTACATGCAAATCAACATGCTCACCATCCCTCCTTGCAGTATATGTGCCAGTTTGTGTTACAGCTGTAGTATCATCGAAACCGATACTTCCAGTTAAGGCCGCATTAACCTGTAGTTCAGATTTAAATCCGCATATATTATTTCTCCACGGAATCGTTGGTTTATCACCATCCCATGTGATGGGTTGCGATGAAAAATGAGTTGTTTTATTACCAAGAAATTTTAAATTAAACAAGTTGTTATTTATATCGCCAACAAGATAAGCAGCATAAAAAGGTAGCCCTCCAGTAACAACCTGTTCATTGTGAGAAGTTACAACAGCATCGTGTATAGTATTGCTGGTTGAGCGAATCACAAACCCATAACCACCATTATCCATCGTTGCGCCAGAATCTGGATCTAATTTTGCAACGCTATCAGCATATGGTCTATAAAGTGTATGCCCACCAGATATCAATTCAAAACCGATTAACATTTGCCTGTTAGGATATAAATCATCTGATGTTTTAGGATGTCCCCATGGATGAGGATCTACAAGAGTATTCGATCCGGTACCAGAAATGCGAATGCCTATTGGATAATCTATCGTTATAGGGTTTACAAAATGGCTATCACCAGTGCGAATCCACAATCCAACTACCGACTTGCTTTCCCATTTCATAATTCCAAAGCAACTATGCATAATTGCGATTTCATAACCTATTGAAGGAATACCACCAATATCTGCCCCGCCTCTTAGCATCCCCCACGTTTCCATCTGACCTACCGTAACACCAGCTATATGCGTCATCAGAACACCAATTGCATCAACATGTTGGTAATATACGGTTCCCCAGTCAGTATTCTGCGTATGTCGTATGTGAATTCGTGGAATATAGGTACGCTTATCGCTATATGTGGTCGTTGGTGACATAATGTGATAGACAGCCTTATAGCTATTTCCTGCGGCATCTACTGTTTGGAAATCACCAGTTGGATCTGCCCATATAACACCAGTCTGCAATACGCTAAGCCCTGCCAGATGCTTAATTGATGATTTAACCCGATAGACATTTGGCAGCCAAACTGTTTTGTTATTCTCATAAGCATAGTCATACGCATCCTGAATCATCACAGCCCAGTCAGTTTCTCCTGGATGATTTGCATAGAACTGCTCAGGTGTAACAAACTGCGAACGCGCAAATAGATCGTTTAAATCTGTTTGCACTGTACCGCTGGACATCGTGCCTATCAAACAACTTCCTGTTGGCTTCGCTAGTTCTATGAGAACATCAGCAGCAGAACCAGATTCTGGTAGTAGCATGATTGGGTTACCATTATCATCCATGCCTACAATTTTGTTTTTTCTCAACTCAACTGGTGGTAACTGCGGGATCATTTCTGCCGTGCGTAACGTTCTGCTAAAGAGAAGATCCGTATGCGAAGTGTTTCCAGCGCTAAGTGAGTCAGCATAATTCTTTGTCGCTGCATCCTGAGGGCGAATAGGGTCTCTTAAGTTTCTAATGTAGTTGTTTAGTGCGTCGTAATAATTAGCCACGAACGACGGCTTTCGCAGAACAAGGCTAAACCAACTACGCACTTGCTGGATCAGCATCGTCAGCTTATCGAACGCGTCTTCATGCACCTCAGCGAAAAACTTTCCCTGATTGCGCAGATCAGTTTCCTGCGTAACCGGTAGCTCTCGTGATATAGAAATCTGATAACCGTTAGCCAACGCCTTCGACAGAATTACATTACCGCCGTTATATCCTCCAGCTCCGGTAACTGTATAATCAGTATCAAGAGTCAGCACAGCAATATTTTCGTTAAGGTCAGAGACCTGAACAACCAAGTCGGATTTTTTGAAAATACGGAAGGTATACGGAAATGATGTCGTAACACCGTTACCGGTGTATTCGTTGTGGTCAACTTCGGTTGAGACCGTCATGTTAAATCTCCAGATAGTCGCAGCACCCGTTGCGCCGCATATCCGGTTATTCTATTACCTGAAAAACCATATATGGATAGGTAACCCATAAATACGAACAGATATTACCTTTCAGGTAATTTGCAAAACGTGCTGGATAGCAAACAAATTATTTGATACTGTATATTCATACAGTTATTGCATGGAGAAGATAAGATGCAGCAGTATCACTATCCACTGGAAGACGGATTTACCGAAAGGATTCACACGCCGGGAGGCGTCAGGTCACTGGTGGAGGGATCGCACTTGATGAAATTACTCCGGGATCTCGATAAGGATGGATTTAATGTCGATGGCCCACTTACCGAACTGACTGCACTGATTAACTACGTCACCAGCTCACAGATGTCTATGCAGGAGCTGCAAACACATCTCGACTATTGTGCCGAACAATTACGAAAGCAAACCAGATAAGGTTTGCAATTACCAAGCGGAGTGCTTATATTTACCTTTGCGGTAAATTTACATCGCACTCCTCTTGTGCCATAGTGATCAGGCACTGGCAAAATCCAGTGCCGGGATTGGCGTCCCGGATTACTAAAAGGCGCATTCACCGCGCAAGCGGTTTTTTTATGCGTATAGCACGGTCACATTCGTATTATGGTGGGCTGTGTGGGGGCACCGAAAGGTGCGCCGGGTCCTTTTAGCCGGTTACGCCAACCCTGCACAGTTCACCACCAACCGATTGGCGTCGGTAGTGGTGATTAACCAGACTAAAAGGTAACCACTATGACTGCTAACGTAACCCCATCTGTTTTTCATTTTGAATCAGAAGCAACCATTCGAGCCATTGTTATTGATGGAAATCCTTGGTTTGTTGCCAAAGACGTTATTAAAGCTCTTCAACTGACAAACCCCACTATGTCAATAAAATCTCTTGATGATGATGAAAGGGCTAAATTTAACTTAGGCCGTCAAGGCGAAACCAATATTATCAACGAGTCAGGCCTCTACACACTGATCCTCCGCTGCCGCGATGCGGTGACACCAGGCACTATCCCCTACCGCTTTCGTAAATGGGTTACAGGTGAGGTTCTTCCTCAGATCCGCCGCACCGGAAGTTACATTAAAAACTCGCTCCCGCAGGAAGAACGCATAAAGATGGTTGCCGACCAGGTAGCCAACGCCACAGCATCAGCAGTGATGCAGGCAATGAAGATAGAGAACAAAACCTACAGCGCCCCACTGAAGCCCGGCTACCGCAGTCTGATTCATTCTCCGTCTGGTGTTCTCGGCTTGACGGAGAACTCACTGCTGATGAATCTGCTGAACCGGTTACAGGAAGACGGGCACGACGTATCGGGCGCGGCGGCGGAGCTGACCACCATGTTCTGCTACATCGTCGGTGTGAGCAAATGCCTGCGTGATATCCAGACACACGCGGAGTACATCAACGACAAAGCAGGGTTCTTCTGACGGCGGCGGCACAGGGATGTGCCTTTAAATAATTCTGTACAGATTGCAGGTGAATAGCTTACTATTACCTCACGGGTGATCCATAGCGATTAGGCACCGATACAGGAGGAGCCCACATGAGAAAATTTGACGAGTACGAAGGCGTTTAACATTCGGATAGTTTAATGACGGGGCCATTAGGCCCCGTTTTCATGTCTGGAGACAGTTTGTGTTAAGTGAAGAAATGCAATTTGCCATGGCTGTAGCTCAAATCGTAAGTGCAGTCGCGGTTTCGCTTGGCTTGTTCATAGCTATCGCTACTATTATTTATAATGTAAATACAGCGAGAAAAGTACACACTTCAGTATTCCTTGGTGAAAGCAGGTTTGATGTAGATTATAAGAAAGGCCTATCTACTATGCGCCGCATTCACGAATCGAACAAATCATTCCGCTCTTATATGTATCCAAGCAATGGGCAGGCTGATCTTACGGATGAAGAAAAGACAGAGAAGAGAGAAATAATTTACTGTCTAGGTTTCTACGAACGCATGGCTGTGAGCGTGAAGCGGAAAACTTATGATGAGACCATGATTAAGGAAGTATTTTACAGCTCCGTTGTAAATAACTATCAGATTGCGCTACCTCTTATACAAGCCATTAGAGAAAAAGAAAACATAAACACATATTTTAAAGAATATGAATGGTTGGCCACACGATGGAAGGATTGCCCATTGAAGGATAAATCCCCGTGGTACAAGTTTTGGTAAGCCCGCGCTGCGGGCTTTTTTGTGGACGAAACAAAAGTCAGTGCTACACTCATTGACGCCACATTGAGGTGGCTTATAGATGGAAATTTCACAATGAAAAAAGCATTTGCTGCACTGTTCGTTTTGTTGTCTCTGGTAGCTTCAACTCAGGCTTTTGCCGGTCGTTGTCAGCACGACAGCGATACTGCTGCTGACGGCTCCCGCTGCGGTGGGCGTTCTGCGGACTCCCGCCCGGGCGGCGGTGGCATTCGTTAAAAACAAGGCCGCGAAAGCGGCCTGTGACATGTCACGTCCCTTTTCTGAATGATATCCATTCGAAAAATGATGACATTCCACCGCAGACAACAGCAAAGATGATCCCACCAAAGAAGAGAATGCCAGCCTGCCACCACTCCCACCGCCATACATCCACAGCGCCAACCATACCAACAATCG